GAGGGCTTTCAGACGAAAGTTTTTATACCTCAGCAGCCCCTGGCACTGTACCTTTAATTTTTGTTGCTACTGCGGCAAATAAATTAAACAGCGCCAAGACTGGAATTGCTCCAGGAACAACATCAACAAATAACGGCAAAGTATATTTACTTACCGGACAAAAAGATTTATTAGACACATTTGGTACACCCGTATTTAAAACTGATAGTAATAACAGTCCAGTACATGCCGGTGAACAAAATGAATATGGGTTACAAGCGGCTTATAGTTATTTAGGCATAAGCAACCGTGCATATGTGATACGTGCTAATGTTGACTTAGAACAACTTTCACCATCAGCAGCGGTACCTGCAGGCGTTCCTGCAAATGGCACATTTTGGTTAGACACTGCTACTTCACATTGGGGTTTATTTGAATGGAACTCGGATGCAGCATCAACTACACTTGGCCAAACATTTTCAAATGTAGTCCCAACTGCAATTACTGATACTAAATTAGTAGTTGATTTTGCAGGCGGCGATTATAGACCAAAACCAAGTTATGGTGCAACCGGTACTTATGCAGTAGTGCTAGTTTCTAGTCTTGCTACCATGTGGTTTAAATCACCACGTAACGGCCAGTGGGCACAAGTTGGATCTGTAGATTGGGTAAACAGCCGTCCGACTGTTCAGTGTACAAACTCTGAAAATGCATTTATGTTAATTGATACACCTACAGCTACAGAAGATGCCGATGCTATCACAATTAACTCTGAACTATTTACAGGATTTACTTCATTAACTGACTTAGTTGAGCTTATTGTAGCTCGTGATATTGATGGGGTTTCTGCAGACGTCGTTAACAACAAATTAGAGTTATATTCAACCGGCGTCAATATTGATCTTGACGGCACATTACCTCAAACTGCAACAAAGTTTGGTGTTACAATTGGGTTATATAACGCACCTGCGTTAGCAATATCTGCACACACAGTAATTCCGCAGTTTAAACGTAAAGATATCCCAACGTCAGTAGTTGGTAAACCGACTGGATCGGTTTGGATTAAAACAACTGCAGTTAACAGAGGTACTGATTGGGTAGTTCAACGCTATAATACTGCAGCAAAATCATGGGTTAGCGTAAAAGCACCTGTTTATCAAAATGGTGCCGCAGCATTAGCAGCTCTTGACCCAACTGGAGGCGGCATCAATTTAGCCGGTAACACATTATATGTTAAATATAATGATGCTGAATTTGAACAACCTGCAGCTAACTTTAAAATTTATCGTCGTATTGACGTAACTGCTACAAACATTACGTCATCATTAATAAAATATGATACATTCCAAAGCGGTGGATACTCATTTGCTATTAGTGAAACTGTACCTGGTTCAGCAACTCTTGTTACAAGAATAGTGAATTTTACTGTTCCTGCGCTACCGACAACCTATGTTGAATCTGAAATAGTTGCTGATGTGATTGATCGTATTTTGTTCGCTATTAACGATTCACGAGCTACTACGTCGGCAGTACATGCAGTACAATCAGGAAATCGAATTGTAATTTCACATCGTCGCGGTGGTGATATTGAGTTTAACGATAGCGTCGGTACTCCGTTATCAAAATTATTCTCCCCAATTACTACTGCTAATTTTTATCATCATGCAAGTTTTGGAAATGGTGATCCATTGAACGCAGATAAGTATATTGCTACGTTATGGACTGAATATTCAAATGACAGAATTCATTCGTTTATTACACCTAGCGATTCTGTATTAACAGGTGCAGCAGTTGATGGATTGTTGTGGTATGATCCTAAATTTGAAGAAGTTGACATCATGTATAACGATGGTATCAAATGGCGTGCGTATCGTAATGTTGATCACGGCGGCGGTGTTGGTGCAACTGATGTTAATGGTCCGTTAGTCACTCCAACTAAACCAACTACACAGAGTGATGGTATTTCTCCATTAGTAGAAGGTGATTTATGGATTGATATGTCAGACGTTGAAAATTATCCAGCATTGTACAAATATATTAACTTTACTAAAAAATGGGAAAAAGTTGATAATACTGATCAAACATCTGAAAATGGTATTGTGTTTGCTGACGCACGTTGGAATAACAACGGTGTATCAAGTGAAAGCAGTTCAATTGTAGAGTTGTTAGGTGGACGATTAGAAGCTGAATTAACTGCAGAACAACGATTAATGGCTGACTTTGTAGACTTTGATGCTCCGGAAGCTGAATTATACCCAAAAGGTACAATGTTGTGGAATTTGCGTAGAAGTGGATTTAACGTTAAACGGTTACATAAAAACTATGTTAATGTCTTACAACGTAATTTAAGATTTGGTAATGAACCTATGACTTCATATTATCCAGATCGTTGGGTATCTGAAGCTGCTAACTTATCAACCGGCGCAGGCGCATTTGGTCGTCATTCACAACGTGGTGTAGTAGTACAAGCATTGCAAGCTGTTGCAAATTCAAATCAACAAATTCGTGATGAAGAATCTAGAATATTTAATTTAATTGCGTGTCCTGGATATCCAGAACTAGTCGGCGAAATGAAAATTTTAAATTATGATCGTGGAATTACTGCGTTTGTTATTGGCGACACACCTGCGCGTTTAGCACCTGATGCAACAACATTAAGCAACTGGGGAAGTAATCAAGCCGGCGCAGTTGAAGACGGTGATAATGGATTAACAAGTAGCGATGAATATCTTGCATTTTTCTACCCATGGGGTTACACAAGTGACAACTTAGGAAATAACATTGTTGTGCCACCTAGCCATATGATGTTGCGTACAATTGCATTAAGTGATAATGCAAGTCATCCGTGGTATGCACCTGCTGGAACTACAAGAGGTGTTATTAATAACGCAACTGGCGCTGTTTATGTTAAATCAACTGGTGAAATTCAAGAAGTTTCACTAAACAGTGGACAGCGTGATACGCTTGCAAGTATTAAAGTAAACCCAATTACATTTATTGCTGGTTCTGGATTAGTTAATATGGGCCAATATACTCGTGCTTCTGCAGCATCTGCATTAGATCGTATTAACGTTGCTAGATTAGTTGTTCAGTTGCGCAAACAATTTGCAGAACTTACAAGACCATATCTATTCCAACCGAATGACATTGCAACGCGTAATCAAGTAAAACACGCTGCTGAACAACTATTAATGGAATTAATGGGTCAACGTGCATTATACGATTATGTAGTAGTATGTGATACAACAAATAATACTCCGGCCAGAATTGATCGCAGTGAACTATACCTCGATGTTGCAATCGAACCAACTAAAGCTGTAGAATTTATTTACATTCCGTTGCGTTTGAAAAACACCGGTGAAATCAAAGCATTAGGAGGAATATAAAATGTCAACTGCATCATTAAATAATTTTTCAGTTCCAACTACTTCAGAACCAACCAACACCGCATTGTTAATGCCTAAACTAAAATATCGGTTTAGGGTACTATTTGATGGGTTAGGAGTTACTGGCTCTGATGTAACTGAAATAACAAAACAAGTATCAGAAGCGTCACGTCCAAACGTGAAGTTTGAAGCTAAAACAATTGACGTTTATAACAGTAAAATTAACTATGCAGGGAAACCTACCTGGGATCCAATTACTGTTAAAATACGTGATGATTCATCTAACACAGTTAATACATTAATTGGTCAGCAAAATCAGAAACAATTCGATTTCTTTGAACAAAGTTCAGCTGCTGCAGCTGGATCATATAAGTTTAAAATGACAATTGACGTTTTAGACGGTGGAAACAGCGGTAACTTCCATACAGAATCTAGCATCTTAGAAAGCTGGGAATGTTATGGTTGTTATATTGTGTCAACTACCTACGGTGGATTAGATTATAAATCTGCAGATGCAATGACAATTGACGTTTCAATTCAACCTGACAACTGTGTGCAAGTAGTAACACAAGGCGGAGCAGGTGGAGCTATTGGTGGAATTACTGATAGAATACTTGACGTTAACACTGTTGTAGGTGGTGTCGGTACAACTGGCGGCTAAACTACATTAACTATAAAAAACCCGCATATGCGGGTTTTTTATTGAGTTATTATTAACTACCCAGATTATTAAAAGGATAAATATATATATGGCATTTACACCTAATGAATATTTAATCACTGATCCAGTCGAACATCTTCGTTGCAGACAACACGCTGCAAGAACGTTTGTTGATGATCAATTTAGATTATTACCTAAAAACAAATTTTTATTTCACGTTGCATTTAATGTTAACTGGAAAGTATTAACTAATGTTAATGCAACACTATTAGAAACTCTTAAATACGAAATTAACCTACTAGTTAAAAACGCTACGTTACCTTCATATACGGTTTCGTCTGAAACATTAAACCAATATAATCGAAAAAAAGTAGTACAGTATCAGCATAAGTATGGGGATATTGATATTACATTTCATGACGACAATATGGGATTAATTAATCAATTGTGGCAAGCATATTACAAATATTACTATCAAGATCCTACTGTATCAGGTAAAAATGGTACATATAATAAGACAGCAACTCGATCATCTTCATATATAACAAGCCCGTATGGTTATAAAGGACCGATAGCACCGTTCTTTAATTATATAACAGTATACCAAATGGCGCGGCATGAATATGTAAGTTATAAATTAGTCAATCCGGTTATTACATCATGGTCTGGCGGTGGCGTTGGATATCATTTAGGCGAATCACATTCAATTGATATGAAATTAGCATACGAGTCGGTATTATATAATACCGGATTTGTCGACGACGGCCAAATGGAGGGATTTGGAGCTGTGCATTATGACTGGATGCCATCTCCGTTATCTAGCAAATTTCCTGCTAATACTGCATCGTATCCGTCATTTGCATCTTCGGTCGGCACAACCGATTCTATACCAACGTCTATTATTAAACAAGTTATTAAGCAATCACCATCGGCAACATCGTTAACTCCGTCTGCACAAAATAACGGATCAGGTATTAATATTGCATCGACTGCAACGACTAATACTGCCGGAGTACCAATTTCTACCACCGGTGCAACTACTGCAAATACTGCAACTACTCCTAGTACAGCAAAGTACGCTAATAATATATAAAAGGAAATACTATGACTACTAACTTACCAAATAATAATGACACTAGCAGCCTACGTGAAGTTAAATCGTTCTTTGACAAGTTTCATAAAACTGAAGTAACCTTTCCTAGTGAAGAAATTGACGCAGTGATTGGATTCTTTCAACGACGTAATTTTGATATAGACAGTGCAAGAGCAACCGGTATTGTATTTTTAAATCAAGCACGCCTTGATAATGTACCGGTATTTACGCTACTTGAATCACTTAAATCACTACCGTCGTTACAATTAAATCAAGTAGTTGCACAAATTTTAAACTCATATAGAGAACCAACTAGTTTACTTGGATATAGAATTAAATTTTTAGAAAATACATTTGAATCAAGAAATATACTAGTATGAGCAGCCGTAAATTTGCAAAAGGAAAATTTACAACATCTAATCCAGATAAGTATGTTGGCACTAAAATACCGTACTATCGAAGTTCGTGGGAATGGAGTTTTATGAATTTTTGTGATTCAAACCCAAGTGTAATAAAATGGGCAAGTGAAGCAATTACTATTCCATATAGAGATCCATTAACTAATCGAAACACTATTTACTTACCTGATTTTTTTATTCAATATGTAGATAAACACAATAAGCTTCATAACGAGTTAATTGAAATTAAACCTGCAAGTCAACATATATTAGAACGCGTCGGTAAGAACAAATACAACCAATCTCAATTTGTTAAGAATCAAGCAAAATGGGCAGCTGCAACTGCTTACTGTAAACAAAACAGCATTGTGTTTAGAGTTATTAACGAAAATGATCTCTTCTGGAATGGGAAAGGTAAATAAATACAGTTTACAAGGTAACAAGCATGTTACTAAATTAGTATTATATAGGACAACCCATGAAGAAACTTGAAGAACTTCTAAATCTTCCAGAAAGTAAAGTTATTATAGCAGAAGAAAGAATAAAACCACCTGTTCCAGTTGATACAGTTCCGTTATTTAGAGAAATGTCAGAATTTGATAAAATTTCAGCAGCATTGCCTCAAGTAAAAGGATTAGGTGATATTAGTGATTCTGAATTTGATGCATTATCACAACGAGCTACGGATGCATATGATGACTTAATGGATTTAGGAATGAACGTTGAGGCAAGATATAGCGGTCGAGTCTTTGAAGTAGCAGCAAGTATGCTTAAGAATGCAATCGATGCTAAATCAGCAAAGATAGATAAAAAACTTAAAATGATCGAGTTGCAACTTAAAAAACAAAAATTAGACAGCGATTTACATCAAGAAGATAGTGGTATTAATATTCCAGGTGACGGCTTTATCGTTACGGACAGAAATAGTCTTATCGAAAAATTGAAGAATATGAAATAAATATACTATCAGGAATACATTATGAAATCATTTAGACAACACTTATTAGAATCAACCCAAGTTTACGAATTTAAAATTAAAATTGCAGGCGAACCTACTGATTGTGATATTAATAAACTTAAAACTGCATTAGACCGATTTACTGTTGAATCGTTTTCGGAAGGCGTGCGTACTCCAATTCAAGAAACGCAATACGACTTTCCTGAACATAAAAATATTAATGTTACAGTATATGATGTAGTATTAACTTACCCAGCTACTAGTCATCAACTTCGAGATCTAGCTTCTGAATCATTAGGTATATCACAGTGCTGTGTAAAAGTACGTAACCGTAACGAACAACAAGAAACTGAAATTAATCATGAGCACGATGAAAAAACCGGTGAAGCATTCTTAGGTAAAGATTATGACAAAGAGAATAATCAAAATCTAGTTGGTGAAGCACGCACTATGGCATTATTAAAAGAATTAGGAAAAGTTAAACACCGAGGCGATCAATATACAGGTGTTAACGATAAATTGTTAGCAAAAAAAGCACCTGTTGAGAAAACATTAGCAGTTGCAAAATCTGATAAAAAGATGGGAATAATTAGTCCAATTGGCTCTAAACAAGTGTCACTGCCAACTGCTACTACAGGGAAAAAATAATGAACTTTAAAGAGTTAGCACACAAATTACAAAACATCCAAGAAGGTCGGGATGTTGAATGCGAAATGGGCGAATGCGGTGACGAAAGTATGGGAATTCCTGCAGCAATTATGGGAATGACTAACCAATCACAACCTGATGATTCATTAACAATGAACGTTACTATTAATAGCAAAGGAGCTGAAGGCATTCGCGATTTAATGGATGTTTTAAAAGGTATTGACAACCACGATGATCACAGTGGTCACCATGACATGAAGCCTCGTATGTCGGGCGACGATGCCGGACATGCATTATTTGGTTCCGAAGATGCAGAAATGGTAATTGACGATAGTTATAAAAATTCAGCACATGGCGACGCAGGCCCAACTACATTCGGTATTGACGCAGTTACT